GTGCGCTTTTTCTTACAGTATCGCATCCTCCCATATAAGCGGAATCCTGTTTGTTTTCAATGACTTAGAACACAGCGTCCGCCTCAGAGCACCTCCCAAACTCAGTCCCCATGCAGTTCTCCGAGACCACCTCGGAGCACCGCACCCCGTCTATCTCTCCGAGGCGCAGCGTGCCGCCAATAATTCTTGACCATCCTACTCAGTCTTTCAGAGCACCTCAAAATCCCTTTATAAATCAACCACTTAAATCTTGACCGGACAAGTCAAGAATTGTTGCCTTTTTCCATGGTTCCTTCATACTTACACCATGGTCAAAACGATGTTGCACGGAAACAACACTATTGAAAATAATGCTTGCAAAGTGGCATTGGACCTGTATACTGTAAACTTGAATTTTAACCACAAAGGAAATGCTATGAAAAATACCGCTCTTTCCGCACTTGCTGCTGCTCGTGCTGACCTCAAAAATGCTCGTGCTATGGTTGTTGCTCTGAAAGCGAAGGTCGCTGACCTGCGTGCTGCTGAGCAGAATGCTAAACTTGCTGCTCGCTCTGCTAAATCCGCTGCACGTGAACAGAAGCGTGCTGCTGCAATTGAAAAAGCGAAAGCACGCCTTGAGCGCTTAATGAACCCCGTAGGTCATAAAGCACAAAAAGCAGCGAAAAAACCTGGTCCTGTAACCGTGACCAAGTTTAATAAGGAAACCCGTGAAGCAAGCGAAATTGCTGCTCGATTGGTTGCAAAGCGCAAAACCGCTTAATAAGCATTGCTGATGAGGGTTCAATACCCGAAACCGCTGAAAAGCGGTCCAATGCATAATAAAGGAAATAAAATGGCAAAATTTACACTAGACCTCACCGATGAGGAAATGGATATTGTATATGATGCGCTCGAGGAAATTCGTTTGATTGGTCATTGGACCAGTGAAAACGCTGAATTGGTCGCTGAAGGTGTACAAGATAAAATCTCCGCTGCTTTTCGAAAAATCAACCAATATCCGAAAGGTTAACCAGTAATATGACATTTATCGTTGGTTTCATTTGTTTGATTGTAGGTGCTTTTTGTCATGCAGCAATTATTCCTGCTGTATATACCTCGGTTGAATTCGCTCGCCAAATGCTGATATCAGTTTTGGTATAATTACATATAAGGTCGAATAATATGAAAATGGTCTCCCTGTTAAGTGCTATTATCAATATGAGTCCTAGTGACCTTGAGGTACTGGCAAATAACCTTCAATTTTACGCTCCAAGTAAAGCAGAGAGGTTAGAATTCCTGCTAAATGTCGCTCATCGTGAAGGTCAATTGAGTAAAGCAGATTTCGAGCGCTTAGAAAAATACTCGGATGCTCAGGAAGTGGTAAGATAATTTTTTAAAATGTTCGGAAAATCAGAGGAAGAGACTAAAACCCATTCATACCACATATCCTGCGAAGGTATTTGCGAGTGATTCTCATTTATTCTCCTGTTGCTTTTTTACAACATTCCAGAGCATTTTCAAAAATAATTCTTGCCTTTTTACCAGTACCACTATAGGATTACAATATGGATTTAATTGCATTATTCATTGGAATTGTCGCTTTGATACTTATTATGAAACCTTGGAGTCTTAAATGAATTTACTTTCTGTTGGTAACCCAAAAACACTCAAAGGCATGAAGCAGGGTTTTAACACTTATATTCTACACCTTGCTCCTGCCAATCTGTCTGGTTATGAAACTTGTCCAAAACGGACTGCTGGTTGCACCTCTGCTTGTCTCAATACTGCTGGTCGTGGTGGTATGTTTAAAAAGGGTGAAAATACCAATATGATTCAGCAGGCACGGATTCGGAAAACGGTTCTTTTCTTTGAAAATCGTACTGAGTTTATGCGGTTGTTGGTGAAAGATATTAAACTGGCGATTAAACAATCAGAGAAAAAAGGTCTGATTCCTGTATTTCGTTTAAATGGCACCAGTGACCTTGCATGGGAAAAGTATGAGGTCGAAGGTTATCGGAATATCTTTGAAATGTTCTCTGGTGTGACCTTCTACGATTATACCAAAATGCTGAATCGTAAGGTTTCTGGCATCTCCAATTACTCTCTGACCTTCTCTGCTGCTGATGGTAACGATTCGGACGTAGTGAAAGCAATGAATCACGGCATGAATGTTGCGGTTGTGTTCGGTATGAAAAAGTCGGAAAAAATGCCGGAAAACTTTCTAGGTCGTGAGGTCTTTAATGGTGATGAATCAGACCTGCGTTTTCTCGACCCAAAAGGTGTGGTCGTTGGTCTGTATGCCAAAGGTAAAGCGAAAAAAGATACAACCGGTTTTGTGAAATATCCTACCTTTATGATGAAAGCGGCTTAATTGTATATGATAAACAACCGAAAAAAACGTAACGACCGCAATTATGTACTGTACCGCCTGTTCGTGGATAACCAAGAATATATCGGTCTCACGGTAGCGGTTGGTCGTGCATTTACCAAATCGGTTAAAATTCGTGTGCAAAAACATATGTCACGTGCTAAGATGGAAAACAAAAATTGGGCATTATGTGAGTGTTTACGAACCTGTGAATCGGTTGAATATGAGGTGCTCGAGGTAATTCGTGGTCGTAAACCTGCCTATCTCCGTGAACGTGAATTGATTGCTGAATACCAACCTGAATTGAATACTTTTTAAAGAGTAGGTAAAAAATGAAAATACAACATATTGTAAAGTCTCTGATTGCTGATGACATGGATGAATTTCGTAAACTCAAAAAATCAGAATTGCTTGAATTAGTTAAAAAGATGCAAGTGAGTCTTTACTTGGAAATGACAGATGATACGCTTGAAGATATTTACCAAAAACGATACAATCAGGTAATCGATAGTTTATGGGGTAAATTCAATCGTAACGGTGATGTTGTAAAAAAGCGACACTTTGTAAATTAGTGCTTGACACCAATGCCCAAACCTGTACAATGGTAGAATCGAAAACGGAGATATTATGATTATTGCAATTGATACCCAAGACCTTGAGAATTATGCCGCACACCAAGGTTTTACTGGTGAATACTACTGGAAGGCAAAAGGCGGTAGCACGGTCAAAGTGACCAATGTGCCTGATGACCTGACACCTGAGCAAATTCAGGAAGTGGTCGATTCGGTGGCACCTGAGATTGAACACAATTGTGATTATTTTCGAACCTATATTCTTAGCTTTACAACCGAAGCAAATGATTTTCTGTCATGGTTCGAAAAGTCACAATTAGAATATGATGGTGAGATTGTCCATCGTGAACCAGAAATTGATTACGATTCAATTCCTGACCTGGTGGCGGTTCGCCGTTTTGAGCGTGATGTTGCTGTACAACAATTTTCGGAGGATTTATAATGCGTACCAAAGTAATTATTGATGGTCTGAATAACACCCAAAAGTTTCGTGCTGTCATTAATGGCGTGTTTATTGGTGATTGTCAAGTGAAAGACCTGATGGGTTCCCGATTCCCTCAGCGTGAGCAAAGGGTTGCGGTCTGGAATTCTCTGATGGAAATTGCAATGCGCCGGCGTCACGGTTTACAAATGATGGGTTTCGCCACTACCACAAAAGATGGCATTGATATTCAAGTGGATTTGGTATAATGAAAAGTTACGGAATGTTTACTGATGCTGGCAACCAGGCCATTGATGGTCTTGTGACGGTTGCAAAAGCTCTCGAATTAAATCCTTCTGAAGTGATGAAAGCGATGGATGTGCTGGCGAAGAATCCTAAATTTTCAGAAGCAACCGATACCGAAGTCCGTGAGTGCATTGGTATGGAATTAGGATGGTACAAATAAGGAGATAATATGGGAAAGTTGAAAGAATTGGTTACGACAATTGTTGAAATGTACGATGAACAAGGATTGTCTGTAAGTGAAATCGCTAATAAATTGGATATGTCACAGGAAGAAGTTTCTCAAGTTGTGGCAGAATGGTCTATATCGTATAGTGATGAGGGACCAGAATATGATGATTCCATGGATGGCGATTGGGATTCTGGTATGGCATCGGCAGGTTTTGGCACCGATGAAGATTATGGTTCTTTTGGAGATAACGAATGGTAAACGAACGCTACATTGTAATTGCTGAAAAATATTTGCAATATCGTGTACTTGGCAGGAGTGCTATCTATACACGTGTGCCAATCTCTGAATTAACGATGTTTCGCAAAGTGATGAAAAAGTTTGGTGTTGCATATAAAATTCGGTATCGTGGTCCTCGTTTTAATGTTCCTTCTGCTAGGCGCCGTGGTAGTATCAGTAAACAAACCACTTGCTTGAAGGAAGATGCCACACACTTTTCTGCTTATGTTCAGTAAAGGAAAAATATATGGCTTATTTTACGCCAAATGGTTTTGTTAAAGTGAATGGTGAATGGGAACGAAATATGAATTATTCAGAGCGTGAAGTTTTTACTCGTCATGGTGGTGCATATGACCGTGGTTCTGCTGATGCGTGGTATGGTCGTCCTGCTGAACCGCATTACTTTACTGGCGGCACTTATCAGTCAACCAAGATTGAAGCTGTTGACATGAGTGAAGAAGAAATTGCCGCTTATATGGCGGGTTATTATGAATCAGCATTTGCACAAAAAGATTGGGGTGATGTAAATGAATGAACGATTTATTGTAATTTGTCCTGAATGTGGTGAAGAACATCTTACCACCGAGGTGGAGTTTCTTAATGTTGAGGAAGATATTCAAGGACGGGATGTTATGTATTACACTTGCCCGATTACCAATCAACCTACAAAAAGTCTGGTGTATAAAAAATGATTAAGCGAAAACCAAAAAAGTTTAAACCACAAATTGATTTGTCTGGCCCACAAGGCAACGCTTTCTATTTGATGGGAGTAGTTGATAAAACATTTCGACAATCTGGTGCGCCTGATTTAGGTAAAAGCATTGTTGAAGAAATGAAAAAAGGTGATTACGAACATTTAGTGAAAACCTTTGATTTGTACCTTGGTGACCATTTTGAGATTGTGAGATAATTATGGGAACTCGTAGTTTAACTTATGTTTATGATTCTTACGAAAACGAAAATGGTCAAAATGAATCGGCACCAATAATTTGTATGTACCGCCAATTTGATGGATATCCTGAAGGACATGGTGCTGAATTGGCAGAGTTTTTGTCTAAATTTCATGTTGGCAACGGAATTTCTGGTTCTGTAAAAATGGGCACTTTTGCAAATGGTATGGGTTGTTTGGCAGCACAAATGGTTGCTCATTTCAAAAAAGATGTTGGAAACATTTATTTGTACATTCCTGAACTAAACAAAGATTGTTGGCAAGAATACGAATATCATGTTTTTGAAAATCGTGTAATTGTGAAAAATCCATCAAATGTTGCTTTTGATGGGAATTGGAAATCATTCGTAGAATTTTGTTCCTCTGATGAATTGGCATAGTGTTGTTTTTTTACAACACTTTGAAAATAATGCTTGCCATCCTGGCCAATGCCTGTAAGATATTAGAATCAAATAACGAAAGGCAAAAACGAATGAAATTCGACATTTTTCAAATCAATTTTACCGAAAAACAAATCAAAGAAATCAACAATAGCGATTCTCGTCCAGCATTTTATATGCAATATCTTGACACCACTTTCCGTCCTACTGCCGTTGCCATTGCTAAAGCACGCAAGCAGTACAAAAAAGTGGCGACTATCGAAGCAGACAATTTAGAGCAAGTGTTTGAAATTGGTAACATTGGTCCTGAATCCAAAATTACTCGCCATGCACCAATGCACTCGATATCTGTTGGTGATGTTGTTGTTGATTCAAATGGTGCTGCCAAGTTTGTTGCACCTTTTGGTTTTAAAAATGTGGTGTTCGCATAATGATGATTCACACATACATTCGCAAATCCAAAAAGCGTAAACTCACCGCCAAACAGCGTGAGTTGAAAGCAGAATGGGAAGAAATTGTCAAAAAACACGAAGTGAAAAAAGTATTGAAATCTTCTACCAAAACTCTTGCTGATGTTTATAAGTTGTCGGTGCCTCCAGGTCGTGAGACACCAAATTATCCAAGTTTGAATAGTGGGCTCGGTTCTTGCACAAAACCAATTCAAGGTAAAGTGTATACTGGCACCGCTATGAAAGGCATTGGCACTTTGCACAAGTCTAACGCTGTGCCAATTTTTACTGATGAAGAAGCAAAAGACCAGGCCGCTATGCGCCGATAACCCTAAAAAGGATAAATTATGAAACTGCCGTACAAAGATATTTTCGTTGGTGTTGAATATGAAACCGTAACCAATCCGTTCTCTGGACAATCTGTTACGCTTTGTCCTGAAGCGGTGGCGGTGTACGATACACTCCGTGGTTGTGAAATGTTTGGTGACTATGTTGGACTACGCAAAGGTCTGGATTGGTTTCGTAAACATTTTCCACAAGAATATATGATTCTATTGGATTAATATGATTTACTTTTTCATAGGTGTAGGAGTTTTCATTTTACTAAATTTGGTGATAACGATTTGTTTGAGACATTTTGGACTTACTCCATATACCTATGAAGAAAGATTTATCAAAAAAGGAAAAAAATGAAAGTTGCAATTAATTCAGATTTTGGTGGTTTCTCTCTTTCAAAGGAAGCATTTGAAATGCTTTTAGAACGCAAAGGCGTTGAGTATGAAATTGTAGAAAGCACGACCTATGGTTATTTGAAAGAATCTTTTTATCGCAAAGGTCATGCCGGCGATGATAAGTTTTATCTTTCAGATTATGATTTTTACGGTAATCGTGCAGATGAGGACTTGATTGCTGTGATTGAAAAACTAGGAAATGAAGCGAACGGGCCCTGTGCAAGTTTAAAAATTGTGGAAATTCCCGATGATGTAAATTGGTACGTTGATGAGTATGATGGTCGGGAATGGGTAGCAGAAAAACATAGGACTTGGAAATAATGGAAGAATATAAAATTGATTTTTTGACAAAGAAGCAAGTTGCCTTTCTTAATATAATGTGGGCTTGTGAATCACTTGAACAGTTTTCAGAATGGTTCGATTCTTTGCCTTATCAAGACAAAGCAACAGTAGAAAATTTGTTGGTTTTGTTACAAATGGAAATTGCAGAAAAACACGAAATGCAACAATTTGAAGAAGATGCGAAAAATGTTATTTCAACAATTATGGCGAAATGAAAAAGTGTTGTATTTTTACAACACTATGTTGAATAGTGCTTGCCATTGGGTGATGGTTATTATACCATTATAGTATGAAAATTTTAAAAGAAATCACAGATTGGGATGTCGAATATCGGCAACCCAATCATACCTATTTGGTCGATAACAAAGGCAAAACAGTTGCCTATGCCAAGTGGCACTCAAAAACAGATGTTATGGTTTTTAAGTCACGCAATACCTTGGACAAACGTTATCGTAAATTTATCGAAGTGAAACATCCTGCACTCGCTAAGATTGCAAAAGAATTCTTAAAAGAAGAAAAAGAAGAAGAACAAGAAGTTATTGGTGACAAATACACAGTTGAATCCGAATCCGGTAATGTGTACACTATAATTTTCAATCAAGGTCGATACTCATGCAGTTGTGTTGGTTTTGGTTTTCGTGGTAAATGTAAACATATTGAATTGTTGAAAGAAAAATTAATGAAAGAGAGTGTATAATGATTGACGGACTAAATGATTATCTTGAATTTATCAAACAAGACTATGCAAAGTGGATGTTACAATCTCCTACCGATATTCGTATTCGTATGACCGAAGAATTTCAACAGTCGGTTGGTTTTGAAGTCGGTTCAAAGTATATCAAAGTTTACTCTGGTGCAAATCAGCGTTCCGTTCACTCGTTCATTTGTCTAAAAGATAATGGCAAATTCAAAAAAGGTGACATTCTGAAAGCTGCAGGTTGGTCTGCACCTGCTAAGAACTTTGCTCGTGGTAATGTTATCGCAAAACAATATGGACAAACTCGTTGGACCGGCGCATGAAACTATCTTGTAAAATTAAATGGTTGGCAACATTCATCACTTTGTGTGGTGCTGTTGCTACCGTTTTTAGATTAGACCCTTTGAATATTGTCCTATTAAATATAGGTTCTGCTTTGTTTTTATTGTGGGGTTATATGATTAAAGACAAAGCAATGATTGCGGTAAATTCAGGTTTACTTTTTATTTACATGGTTGGAGTTTTAGTAAGAACATGATTAAATTTATAATTGGATTATTGATTACTTTTGGTGCTGTTGGTACATTAGACTATGACCCACAAGCAAATGTTTTAGTGCAGACATTGATTGCATTGTTTGGTCTCGCCATTATGGCATGGGGGACAAGAGATTTAAAGGAATATTAAAATGAAAATTGCAGTATGTAGTGACCTTCACTTGGAGTTTGGTGGTATTACTTTAGAGAACAAGAATAACGCCGATGTTTTGATTCTTGGTGGAGATATTTGTGTTGCGAAAGACCTAAATGAGCATGATGACCCCATGCCCACAGATAAGTCTCGGGCATTACATGAGTTTTTTTACAATTGTTGCAATACATTTCCTCATGTGATTTATATTGCAGGCAACCATGAACACTATCATGGTGATTTTAAAAACACAATTTCTCGTTTGAAAAATAATTTGAAGTATCTACCCAATCTTCAAATCCTCGACAAAGAAGTTTGGACGCTTCACGATGAAGTGACATTTATTGGTGGTACACTTTGGACTGATATGAACAATGAAGATGCATTAACTCTTTATTCAATAAAAAGTATGATGAATGATTTTCGTTGCGTTAAGAATAGCAATCGTGAGTCTCATTTCAAAGATGAAGATGGAAATTTTCATACAAGGGTTTCTACTTTCTGTCCAGAAGATGCAGTTGAAGACCATAAGAAAATGGTAGATTACATTAAAATAGTTCTTTCAAATCTTCCTAACGACCGTAAAGTTGTTGTGGTTGGTCATCATGCACCAAGCCGCCAATCAACACATCCTCGTTATAGAAGTGAAACGATGATGAATGGTGGTTATTCGTCAGACCTTTCTGAATTGATGCTTGACAATCCACAAATCAAATTGTGGACTCATGGTCACACACACGAAGATTTTGATTACATGATTGGTTCTACCCGTGTTGTTTGTAATCCTCGGGGTTATATCAATTATGAAAATAGAGCTGATGACTGGACTTTAAAAACTATTGAGGTTTAATTATGCGTAAAGAACTTGATTTAAAACTTGTAGAGAAGTATCCTCTTCTCTATCGTAACCGTTATCTACCTATGACAGAAACCGCCATGTGTTGGGGTTTCTGTTGTGGTGATGGTTGGTATAATATTATCGACACTCTTTCGGAATTAATTTGCTCAGGATACAATCAAGCAAAAGAACGATATGATAATTTGGTTGAATGGAAAAATACAACTGGAAATTTTCCATGGCCAGGCGGTAGAGAAATCACAGATGAAGAAATTGCCAAAGCTAAAACAAAGATGGAAGAGGAAGAATTAAAAGTTCCTGTTGCTTCTCAAGTTAAAGAGAAGTTTGGCACTTTGCGATTCTATATTGATAGGGGTACTGAAGAACACTACAATTACATTCGTTTTGCAGAATATCTAAGTGCTCGTACCTGTGAGATTTGTGGTTCACCAGGTAAATTGCGTGGTCATGGATGGTTATATACTGCTTGTGATGAACACACCGAAGAAGAAGATTTAAAAGAGGAGCAAGAAGATGCAATTGATTCTGAGAGATGAGCAGGATTATTATCCTGTCATAGAAGCATGGCTTCGTGAATTTGTTTGTACGATGGATGATGGTGATTTAGAAGCTGGTGACAGGTCTGGTGATGAACCATTTGGTGTAAAAATCATATTCGATGGTTACGGCATTTTAGAGTATGAAGATGAAAATGGCGAATATGTTTGTGAAGAAAACGGCAACAAAGATATGATGAGCTTTGCTGTATTCGTACACAAGAATTCATTGGAAGAAGAATTTCCCGAACACGATTTTACTCCTTGGTGTTTGATTCATCGACCAAAAGAAGAAATTTGTATACATTGTTGGTATGATGTAAATGAAGATTTCTATGAAATTGGAGAAATCGAAAATGATGAAGTTGATGTAGATGAGTTTATTGGTAAAATTATGAAAATTGCAGAAAATACAGGTTATGAATTAATTTATGGATAAAATAACCTTAAAATTAGTCAAATATCGTGATGCTGGGCTTCCAACATATACGTATTTTTGGGTAAATGAGGCAGGTCAGGTTATGAGTCCGTATTTTGAATCTGATGAAATTGCCAAAAATTGGTTATCTGAACTTTTTGAAAATGCCAAAAACAAATGAGTGGTGTTGTTTTTATACAACAGTATGAAAAATAATGCTTGCCTTTTAAATGGTATGCCTGTATTATGTACAATGTAATTTGTAAATCAATATTTTTTCAATCTTTTATATTATGAGGCAATTGACATATGAATAAAAACGCAAAAGCATTTATTGTTGCTTGCGAAGAAGTTTTTGGTAGCCGAGCTGTTATAAGCCGTGACGATATTTCACGTGTTGTACAAGAAACTGGCGCACCATATCCATATTGGTTGGTGACCAAGAGTGAATATCGTTGTGGTCGTGGCCAATACCAAGTGCCATCTTCAGGCAACAAAGTGACAAAAAAAGTTGAAACTGTAGAAGAACCCGATTATACAGTCGCTATGGCGCCTGCTCAGGTGTTGCAGTTTAAACAACCCAAATTGATTGATGATTCAGACCCTTCCATTCCTGAGAAATATCCTGACTATGTACCTTTCGGCTTCTTTAAAGACCTCCGTGGCATTATTTCTAGTAAACAATTCTACCCCGTTTTCATTACTGGTCTTTCTGGTAATGGTAAGACTTTGATGGTTGAGCAAGTTTGTGCGGAATTAAAACGTGAATGTCTCCGTGTAAACATCTCAATCGAAACTGATGAAAGTGATTTGCTTGGTGGTCCAACACTTGTTGATGGTAACGTAGTCAATCGTGATGGTCCTGTTATTCTTGCAATGAAACGTGGTGCAGTATTGCTTATTGACGAAGTTGACCGTGGTTCAAATAAACTTATGTGCTTGCAAGGCATCCTTGAGGGCAAACCATACTACAACAAAAAATCTGGTGAGATGGTTTACCCAAAAGAAGGTTTTACCGTGATTGCTACGGCAAACACCAAAGGTCGTGGTTCAGATGAAGGCAAATATCTGTCGCAAATTCTTGATGATGCTTTTCTTGAGCGATTCCCGATTACTGTTGAACAGGAATATCCTGATGCAAGAACAGAAAAGAAAATTCTGACACCACTTATTCCCGATTCAGAATTTGTTGACAATCTTGTACAATGGGCTGATGTGGTTCGCCGTTCATATGATGATGGTGCAACCGATGAGATTATCTCTACTCGCCGGCTTGTACACATTGCCAAAGCGTTTGCTATCTTTAAAGACCGCATGAAAGCAATTACCTTGTGTGTCAATCGTTTTGATGCAGAAACAAAGATGGCGTTTCTAGACTTGTATTCGAAGGTCGATAATAAAGTAGAATCACCTGCGAATACTAGTACCACTTCAGCAACGGCAGAACCTACAAGTGACCTGCCATATTAAAGTGGTAAACAACCGAAGAATGGTTGCCAACCAACCATTTTTCGTGTATGATGTATCTTGTAATTATTTTATTATTTGACTTTGAAAGGAAACAAAATGTCTACACCTCAAATTACCCGTAAAGGTAAAGTTAATCGTCACGAAAAAATTACTCAGGTTCTTCTGAGTGGTAAACCTGTGACACCTGATGAAATTCGTTCCGTGTTTACTGGCACCGACCAAGAAAAAGTTCTTTATCGTCTTTCAACCAACATCTACAACATTCGTAAAGATGGCGGCGTTGTCAAAGTGATTAAGAATGGTCGAAAAGTGCAAGCATATCAACTTGTCAACTTTGACCAGTTTGATAAGAACGGTCGATTCATTCAACCTAAAGCACAACCTGCAAAATCAAAAGTTGCACCAAAAGTTGAAACTGAAACTAAAGAAGAAGTTGTTGCTTAATGAAACGGGAGGCATTTCGCCTCCCATCTCTGAAAGATTAAAATGAAATACATTGCAAAACCAAAATTGTCTAATAACACCGGTATGAAAACTTTCGATGATGCAAAGTCTGCTATCGATTATTTGAATGAAGTATTGTCGGACAAATTTGTTGACCCAAAATATGATTATGTTTTCATTGCACCAAAAACTTCACCTAAACAATTGAAGAAAGCAATTGAAGACTACACCAATATTGGTAAACTAATTATTCAGGAGTAACAAAGTGAATTTTATCGTTGGTTTTATTCTAGGTCTCATTGTCTCTGCTGTGGGTTTTACCGGCATTGCACAAGCACTAGATAATGGACTTAATGCAATTAAAAATGTGTCTATTCAAGTTGAAGAAGGTAAACAAAATGTTAAACAGTAAATTGTTTTTTGTTGCGATTGCTTCTGTTAGTTTGATTGGTTGTGCGTCTAAAGCACCAATTCATAAACTAAAAGGTTATGAAGGACCCGAAGCAATGCAACGTAATGAAGTTGTACAAGCATCTAAACAATGCATCTATGCACGTTTGCGTCCTAATGTAGAATATTTGGCCGCCAAAACAGATTCAGGTAAAGTTTTGGTACCTGTGAATGTGCATTGTGAACCCTACTGATTGAGGAAATCATGGAAATTTTTAGTACCCTTGCAGCATATGGTTTGACAAAAGAATTGTTACAGTTGCTGGTTGTGGGTGGTGTATTTCTTGTTTTGATTGGTATGTACTGGCAATTCTTTGCAATTGGTGCCATCGGTGTTTTCATGTTTATGGTGTTTGCTGGTAATCCACTAGATACTACTGCCAAGCCTAATGCGTGGGCAGAAAATAAAATTAGGCAAATTGATGATGAACGTAAAAAAGATTTTATGAGAGATTGTATGCATTACGGTGATTCACAATATAAATGTGAATCCATTTGGAATAACCAAGAAAAAGATTAAACAATGAAAGTTTACATCAACAAATATCGTAATCATTGGATTTCTCCATACACAATACTTGAGAAGGTTTGCTTTTGGGAGAAAGACAAAGATGCGTTCTATAATCTGGAAGATAAACCAGACCACAAGTATCAGAAGTGGGTTGACCGTTTAGAACCAATCTCCGTTGCGATTCAAAAGTTTCTCGACATTGTTCATCCACGAATTGAATACATTAAGATTGACCGTTACGATACATGGTCGATGGATTCAACATTGGCACCAATCATTCTGCCAATGCTCAAACAATTAAAGAAAGATAAACACGGTTCAGGTATTGTTGAATGTGAAGATGTGCCTGAGCATCTACGATACAATACAACTGAAGAATGGGATGCACAAAGCTGTTTTGAATTCTACCATGAGCATGAAGTCGAAGAAGGTGACCGTGACATTCATGCTCGCTGGGATTGGGTGCTCGATGAAATGATTTGGGCATTCGAACAAATTTGCGATGATGACAATGATGCACAGTTTCATTCTGGTGTACATGATTCGAAATCTGTTCCTTGTGCATGGGATGAAAATGGCAAACCAACAATGTATCAATGGGTAAAAGGTCCAAACGACACTTCACACTTTGATGTTGAGGGTTACCAAAAACACCACGACCGCATTAACAATGGTACAAGGTTGTTTGGTAAATACTATAGGAATTTGTGGGATTAATTATGTTGTACTTGCCAAGTTACATATCGGCCAAAAAAAGATTGAAGATGGCAAATAAAACTATTTACACTTTACGACAGAGTGGAATGGAAGAAGAATCCATACCAATTGATATGTTGGCACAAAGAGATTTTATTGAAAAGGAAGTGGAGTTTTTTGGTGATTGTCTATTGAAACAATTCAAATTTCTATTGATTTTTTTTGTTGTATCTGTTATACTTTTTTTTATCTACTACTAAGGAGAGACTGTGAAAACTGGACCCGAATTTCGTTTGAGTAAAAGTACCAAACGGCAAATGGCATTGATGCCTTCTAACAAACGAAATCATTTCAAAAAACTTATGATTGAAGCTGAATCAGAAGAAAGAAAAGCAAAAAATGCAAAGATTAATATTAAAAACCAAGGAGAAGAATGATGGCCTTATTTGTTGAAGTTGAATCAATTGAAAAAAGTTGCACAGTAATTATCAATCTTGAAGAGGTGATGGAAATTGCACCTCTTGTTGCTGGTGGTTGTGATTTGTTTTTTCCAGATGCCGCAGCCGTGAGTGGTAAACGTGCAATGCGAGTAAAAGATGATTACTCACTATTCCGTCAATTTGCAATTCAACCTGTCTCAGCGGAGCAAATTGCCAAAGTGAACAATCGTTCAGTGAACAATCGTTCATCTAAATCAATCACAAAAGAAACTATTGAAATTCCAACACTTGGAGTTAAATGATGGCTCGTTATACTTTTATTTGTGAACATTTCGATTACAATAATTGGAATGGCAAAGAAGAGGATGTTGCATCAAAACACACCACAGAGTTTCGTGCAGATGATTTGACAACAATGCTCGAAAACTTTGAGATGTTTCTGCGTGGTGCAGGATTTCAGTTTGATGGTGTCCTTGATGTTGTGAAAATAGAAGAACCAGAAGAAATTGAAAAACCTAAAGGTGAACTCTTTCACTATCCAGTATAATGTTAAATTATCTAAAATATAGTGGTGTGAGCATCATACTTTCTTTGAATCCATTTTGGTGGAAAGTTTTACCTTGGTTTCGCAATGAAACAGATGATTCGTGGGGTACTGCCGAAAAAACATATGCGTTTGGTTTTTTAGGATTGACAATTCGAATTTGGATTGATGATGGTAGTTGGTGATAGGAGTATAAATGAATGATGTATTTGGTAATATCTTCTCTTGGATAAAAGATGATTGGTACTCTAATCGTCTCCGTTTTTGTGTTGAATTTGTTGCTTGGGCTATTAGTATTGGCTGCTCTATTACTATGGCTGTTACGGTACCGAACCCTCCGTTACTTATTCTTTATCCTATTTGGATTGCTGGCTGTGCTATGTATGCTTGGGCTGCTCATACTCGCCGGTCATTTGGTCTACTTGCTAACTATCTTTTACTCACTACAATCGATACTATTGGTCTCATAAGGATGTTATAATGTGGAGAATTTGGGCAAAAGCTCTAGGAGAAAAAGCAGGAAATAATGATAAAGAAGCTGATAAAATCGCACTTATTCGAAGTTCTATTGTTTTATTTTACATTGTTACTAATCTATTCATTATCGCAGGTGTTATACGTCATTGGTGAACCATGAACATTTTTTATCTTGACCCCAATCCAAAAACTTGTGCAGAAATGCATTGTGATAAACACGTGGTAAAAATGATTATTGAGTATGCACAACTCATGTCAACCGCTCATCGAATACTTGATGGTAAAGAATACATCGATTTGACCGCAAATGGTCGAAAGATTAAACGTTGGCAAATGGAAAATCCAAAGTATGAAAGTGAGTTAATGAAAGCATCTCACATCAATCATCCTTCTGCTGTGTGGGTTCGTGCAAGCAAATCAAATTATGTTTGGTTACTAAAGATGTGGTTACACTTGTTGGCGGAATATACGCATCGATATGGTAAACGCCATGCCTGTGAAAAATACATTGATGTTTTATATACGCCACCGAATAATATTCGTGACAGCTTGTTTACAGAACCAACACCCGCAATGCCTGATTTTTGCAAAGTGAAAAATGACTCAATTCAGTCTTACCGAAATTACTATGTACAATGTAAGCAACATCTATGGTCTTGGAAAGGCAAGATAAATAGTAGAAAAGAACCTGTGTGGTTTGAACAGATGATTATTCAACAAATACCAATTTGAAAGGTTAAATTATGGTTACTTTTGTTAAAACAGAATGGCACTCAGTTGCTTCCAGATTTCAATATGATATTAATGATGATGAAATTGAAGAAATTTTTGGTTCTGTAGATAGATTTAAAGAAATTCTTTCTTGGCAAGAACAAGAAACATTTAGTAACAATGAAGCTTTTGGTGAAGAACCCACAGAAGAAGAGCAAGATGCTTTTTGGGAATTGGTCAACAATTCCGATTATGACCGAGAAGATGATTGGTGGACCGACCGCAAAGGTGGGTATGATGTTACATTTAGTCCTTTAGATGGAGAATAAATTATGGCAACGTGGTCAGTAAAACCTACTTGGAAAAAATCAATTATCGAACGCCAATATTGGGCAAAAGATGACGACCAATTCATGTATGAAACTGGTTGGCGTTGGGGCGAATTCATTGTCTATACGGATGATGATAATCCTCCAGACTTAAAACCTGGTGTAGATATATACAATTGTGATTATGAAACAGAATTAGTTGAAACAACAGATGGATGTTGGGACGATTATGATTATGATGAGTGTGGTGAAAGTGTACGTGAAGAATTAGAATTATTCTTAGAGGAAAACTCTGTATTTGACCTTGAAGAAGATGGTTGGATGAATACTGACACAGAAATGATTATTGATTGCGAAATGGAAATCACAATGATTGAACCAACAAATCCAACAAAGTAACGGAAAAGTTTTATGCCTACTTATGAGTTTCTAAATAAAAATACTAATGAGATTGAAACTTTCACAATGAAGATTGCTGAGCTCGATGAGTTCAAAGAAAAAAATCCTCATTTAGAAAGACACATTACAGAATCACCAATGTTTGGTGACAGTATGCGTATGAGTGTTCCGGGTATTGGCCAACCTAAGATGGACTTTGAACGTGGAGTAATTCAACGTATCAAAGAAAAGGTGCCTGGTAATAATTTACATAACACACACAAGACAAAGATGCCTAGAGAATGGTAATTATGCCTCCACAACAAATCCCTTATTTACTCATCAAAAGGAGTGCCAATGGTAAAGTCACCCCTGTAGAACCTGTTCATAAAATTCCTGCATTAAACCAAAACAAAAGGAGTTTTTATGAGCAAAAAGAAAACCATGTCAAAAAAACAGCGGCTATTCTGTCTAAATTCAAGCAAAAGGATGTTAGAAATTGAATTGATTCATTTTATGAGAGAAAAGAATAATGCCGAAAGAAAAAGAAAAAATATACTCTTTTACGATTTAGAAAAAACAAATTATTTTTAAACAACAATGACTCTACCACTTAGCGGAAACTCCATATCATTATCAAATATAGCATTAGAATTTTCCGATTCTTCGCCGTATCGGTTAAGCGAGTTCTATCGTGGAGGGGATTTAGTACCATCTGCGCCACCAACAACAGCAAATATTCCAACAAGTGGTACAATTCGTTTCAGTAATTTTTATGGTGCTGCTGTAGCTGGACGAATCTCTCTTACGCTTGAGGTTCGTTCATCACCAACAGGAAACTATGTGAACTCCTTTGATGTTTATGATTTGTTTCAATCAAACACAACAATTTTTCCACAGTATGCGAATGGTACAACAGATTTAACTGTTAATGTGCAATCTGGTATAATAGTTAGAGGAAATACTAGTCCTCTTTTTGGTAGTAATTATACTGTGCGAGTCCCAGCTGCATTTATTACTCCAGGAAATAAAGTAACCATGAATGTACACGGTCTTATCGTTGGAAAAGGCGGCCAAGGAGGTGCTTCTGGAGGTTATTCAGCTCAAAATGGTTTTTCTGGATATCCTGGTGGTAGCGCACTTTATGTTGCTCCTGTTCCATCACCCGGACCAAACAAAGTTGTAAATATTAATGTTTTTCCGACAGGTACAATTGCTGGAGGAGGTGGAGGTGGTGGAGGAGGAGGTCCTAGAAGTGTACTTACTCCTAGACCACCCAAAAGTGGCGGACCATTTACAACCCTATATTCCGGCGGAGGAGGCGGTGGTGGAGTTGGTAGTGCGATTGGTTTGGGAGGACCAGGTTATGTATCCGGTAATCCAAGTGCGAACAATGGTACCGATGTTTGGCCAACAACCGCACCTTTTAATAATACGGCCGGTGCTGGTGGAATTGGCTCTCCCAGTCCTGTAGGCCCAGCTGGTGCTGGTGGTTCGGGGTCTTCCAACTTTGGTCAACAGGGTCTCCCTGGCAGTCCTGGTGTCTCCTATTCTGGTGGACCAGGCGGTGCTGCTGGCAATTCGATTGTGGGACTCCAGCAAGTAAATGTTGTGACTGGAGGTCCTAGATTAATTGGTCCACAACGAAACTCATAATAAATATAGAATAATTCACAAAAGAGAAAAAGAATGGCATTACAAACAGGAAATTCAATATCACTTTTAGATGTTGCTATAGAGTTTGGTGACTCACCAGCTTATCAGATAAATGACTTTTATCGTGGCGGCATTTATGTACAAAACAGAGAAGAAAATGCTAATGTTCCTATTGCAAATACAATTTCTCTTCAGAATTTTTATGGTGCAAATGCTGGTGACCCAACAAGACCACTCATTCAATTAACTATCTCTTCAGGAACAGTTTTTCAAAGTTACGATTTATTAAAAGCGTTAGCGAACACACCAGGATTTTATAATGGCAATTCAGACATTTACTTGACGATTTCTGAAGGTGCTGCATTAGCATCTGCTAATAATCCTAATACTGGATATAACTCTAATATTCTTGCAAACTCTACTGCTAATTTAGCATCTTATGCTTTTTTTAGCGCCAGAACCACATCGACTGTTGATACTCCCGACAGTTCACAAGTGAACGGTACATCATCAAATAATTATGCTCTTTATGTTCCATCTGGAATTAATCCTGGAAATAAAGTTACCATTATTAATAATGGTATTATTTCTGGTCATGGTGGAAATGGAGGATGGGCAGGGTATAGTACTGCCGCCGGTGGCGCTGGTAGTGGAGGAGGCCATGGAATATTTGCTGGTCGCCCAATCAATTTAGTAAATAGAAGATTCATACAAGGTGGTGGCGGTGGAGGAGGGGGAGGACCTGGGTCTTATGTGTACTTTCCAGCTCCACCAAAATCTGGAGGAGGTGGTTACAATAGTTATTTTGGCGGCGGCGGTGGTGGCGGCGGAGGATTTATTGCGGGTCGAGGAGGAGAAACATTCCCGTATTCAGGCTTTCCAGCAGGTAATCCAGGTGGATATATGGACCTTAATAGCGTTTATTCAGCTGGTGGCGCAGGTGCTTATTCTCCTGGCCCAAGTGCTGGCGACGGGGGTTCAGGTGGTTATACTGGTTACGAATTTGCCATACCAGGACAATCTTCTGGCCCAGGTCAGGGCCCAACAACTAACGGAGGAAATGGTGGAGTTCAAATTGTAAGAGTTGGAGAAACAAATTTTACAACAAACTCGGAGGTGAACACAATATTCTCTTCGTTTCCATTGAGTGTATCAACTGTATACAAAGATGCAAATTTAGTTTTTTATAATGCAAATACATTAACACCAAATTTAAATTTTTATGGAACATATTCCTACGGTTCAGCATTTTATTGTGGATTTTATTTTGAAAACACATCGGTATTGGGTATGACAAATGGTACACTTACTTTTATTAGTGAACCAACTACTGCAACATCTTGGTATAATAATCAATCAAGTATAGCTCAAATTAGTCAAACAGACGATAAATTTAGAGCTATGTCAACGTATGGATTTGCATTTTCGGCCAACGTGACAAACACAAATAATACAGATTCTATCTTTACTTCAAGTGTCAGTACCTTCTATACTGGTCTTGGTTCGGCATATGAATATAATTATGGAAAATTACCATATTATGTAGAAACTCCATGGTATCAAATTGTTCCTTATGATATATCATCTTCAAGTTGGAACGCCAATTGTGGTATTTTTATAGATAGAAGTAGTCAGTATCGTTACTATGATGGTGATATCATAAATTTGGATTACACAGTTAAAGTTAGACAAGTAAATCTATATGATTCTCATATAAAAGAAATAAAAGGAAATATATTCCTGCAACCTTCTAGTAAATTAAGAATGAAAAGAGGGAAACCTCGACCATCCGTAATTGATTGGAGGTCTGGTTCATATTCAAATGTTCAAGCGAATACTGCACAAACATATGTATACACATTTCATGCAAATGGATTATATCAAACACCACCATTAACAACTAATAGTGGAAATGTTATTAGTTGGTTGTATGACCCGAATGGAGATTGGGATTTTGGAACGGGAGGAATAGGGAATACAAAAAGTCAATTCTATGTTTTGAGAACAGCAATAGGAGGTCAGGACTCTCAGGGTGTTTCGTTTCCTCTGTCAACCGCAAATTCTGGATTAGTGCAAATTTATATAGATGGTGTGTTTATACAAAATGTTGCAACACCAATTAGTTTTGGTACTTCCGCAACATTTGATTGGACAAATTCTGATACAACATTTGAAGTTCGCATTACTCCAACTCAGAATCAAAATAGAGTATCTGTTATGAACATGGGAGTTAGATATATAGATTCTTCTGGAGCAGTAATTAATAGTGCGCTCAATACAGTTACCACCCAATTCTATCAGTATTAAAAGGAAAAAAATGGCGAATATTTATATAAAAATACACAAATGGCAAGCAGATAGTAAAAGCATCACCTTTTCTTGTGCTTCAGATGGTACTCGCTCACAAAATCCTGATGATTATGAAATTCTTTCTGTACAACCATTTGAAGCAATAACGAATTTAAATTCTACATCAGACTTTCTAAAATATCTAGCAAAAATTGCAAAATATACTTGCGATTATCGAATACGACAAGAAAGTGATGCTAACAATTTAGAAATGGTTAGTCGATTGCAAACACTTGAGGGTCAAAGTTTTACTTTTGATATAAATGATATTATAAACGATGCTTTTGAAAATGTTGATATGGTTCAAGAGGTATAAATGTCAGAAGCTCAACACTTTTACCATAGAGCTTTTGGTTACATTATAACCAAAACATTATACTCACCAGAAAATACAGTAGTTAATCATAAGTGTAATTTTTTTAAAGATGATACTTATGTAATAAACGGACCCTATGTCAACAATAAACTCGCATATGAATCAGAAGAAAATTGTATTCCTTGGCTGATGGTTTCTGGTAAAATGGAAATTACGAACATTGATACTGGAGAGATTGAAATGAGAACTGGTGGTGAAAGTAATTTAATTACACCAGAAAAAATTGGTAGATATAGAGGAAGATGTTTAGAGCCCTCTGTTGTTTTTAGTATTTGGCCGGAAAATAATACTCTTTGCAGCCCAACCGTACCACTAATAGATTATTTTCATTTAAATCAAAATGAGAATTACATAGCACCTGTAGGAACCAAATTATTTTTAGCTTCAGGAACAATTGAAATTGAATCAAAAGAATACAAAGGTTCAACAGTTGTTGGTGTGAAAACTAAACCTGGTGTAACAATGACAGCCATAAGTGAATGTTATGGATTTTTATTCAAATGAGTATTGTACTAAATTAAATTTTAAATTTGATTTAACGGACATACAACTAGACACATCAATTTTACCATTTCATGGAGAATTTTATCGGCCACAAAAATACGCAATAGAAATGTTGCGTGATAAAGATTTAAAGTTTACGACAAACAAAACATACGAACTTGAATCGGCTGATAAAAAGAAAATAATTGACCAACTACCAAAATCCCTTTTAGAACTAGAAGTACCAGAAGATATCGGAATTATGTGTATGATATTACCTGAGGGTACATCTGAAGTTATTCTTCCACCACACATAGATAAAGTTAGAAAGACAGCAATTAATTTTTACCTAGAAACAAGTGGTGGAAAAACTATCTACTATGACTATGTAAAAAACAAATTGGAAGAAAAGTATGGTTTTGTGGCACAAAACGGAGAAACTTGGTTGTTGAATGTTGACAAACCACATTCAGTTAAGATAGAATATCCTTTTATTAGAAGAATTCTAACAGTATCATTAAAAACTACAACATACGAAGAGGTAATCAAGAATGTCAAATGGTGATATACTAAACAAATATGGTGCGATACACATTAAAGATGTGATATCAAAAGAAATGTGCCATTATTTTACACGTGTAATGATGCGTTGTGGTGATTTAAAAAGAATGAACAATCAATATACGGGCGATGAACAAATACCAAACTGTAGAGCTATACTTGACCACGAATATATGTTTGAGACATATCAAGAAATGTTATGGCCATCTTTAGAAAATCTTTTAGGTGAAGAACTTCTTCCTACTTATTCTTATGCTCGTTTGTACACAAATGGTGATGAGTTAAAAATTCATTCTGATAGAGATGCTTGCGAAATTAGTGTGACTATTCAATTGGGTCGCTCTCATCATTATTCTTGGCCCATTTACATGGGTGGTAGACCATATTATATGGCAGAGGGTGATGGTGTTGTCTATCGTGGATGTGATATTGACCATTGGAGAGAGCCTTGCAATGGGCCAGAAGGTTATTACTCTGGTCAAGCATTCATTCATTTTGTCAGAAAAAATGGTACTAGAAGTAAAGAAGCAGGTGATTCTAATGCCCGAGGACCCGAGTTCATTAAAACATTTAACAAAGCTAGGACCTTTTTGATGGAGGAAAAATGATTGTCATTATTGATGATTTTTTAAGTGAATTTGATTTGGATATTACAAAAAGACACTTTATTTCAAACAAAAAAGCAGAATGGGTTACCACAGACGTAAATTTAATTTACACCTCTCAATCTCCGTTTGGTGAAATTTTAAGAAAAACACACGAACTTTTTGATTTATCAAAAATGGTAGGATGCGAAGTCTGGACACACAACACAACAAGACCCGATTGGCATTTTGATAAAGATGAAAAATTAAATGCAAATACAGGTCAACTAAAATTTCCTATTTGTAGTATAGTTTTTTATCCATTTGTTCAAAATTTAATTGGTGGAAGATTGTTGACTGGTTCAGAACAGATTGTACCAAAAACAAATAGACTAATTATTTTTTCTTCAGGAATATATCATTCAGTCGAACCATTTTCCGGTGAGAGATTGTCTCTTGCCATTAACCCGTGGGACTATAAATTAGTGAGTTAATTATGTTATATGAAATTGAACCTAGAAATAATCCAACACAAGAACTCTGTGCATTTTGGGAAAACTTCTTGACAGAAGAAGATATTAATTGGATTTTATCTCGACCAGAATGGTTAGCAACAAAAACTGCTGAGGTTGGCGGCCAAACGGGTATTGGACAAGTAGATTCATCAATACGAAAAAGTGACATTTCTTGGTTAAATCCAAATCAAGAAACAGATTTTATTTGGAAAAAAATTACATATGCTGTTGCATCGGTAAATAAACAATTTTTTAATTTCGATTTAAAAGGTTGTTATGAACCAATTCAAATGGGAATTTATAGAGAAAATGACCAAGGTAAATATGATTGGCACACAGATTCAGGTATGCGTGACATGGCAGTACCTAGAAAATTATCAATGTCTCTCCTTTTAACAGAACCATCGGAGTTTGAAGGTGGAGACTTGCAAGTAAAATTGAATAGTGATGAAGTTGTTACACTTGAACAGAAGAGGGGTCGAGCTTGGTTCTTTCCATCTTTTGTTTTACATAGAGTTACTCCTGTTACCAAAGGAATTCGCAGGTCATTGGTCCTTTGGGTCGGAGGTCCACCGTTTAAATGATATTTAATTATTGTACACCAAAATCTCTTGCTGATTTAAAATCAGAAACACTTGATGGTAAGAGATTTTATACATTAGAAGATGGTACAAAATTACCATCAATTACAACCGTCTTGTCTGCCACAAAGCGTGAAGCGATACAAGCTTGGCGTAAAAAAGTTGGTGAAGAAAAAGCGAATGCCATTTCACGTAAGGCTGCTGGTCGTGGTACAAATGTGCATACATTGTGTGAGAGATACTTGAATAATGAATCTCTTGGTGATATAATGCCTGATGCCAAAGAAATGTTCCTTTCAATTAAACCTTTGTTGCATCGTATCAACAACATACACTACCAAGAACAAACATTTTGGTCAAAACAATTAGGTGTTGCTGGTCGTGTTGATTGTATTGCAGAATTTGATGGCACATTGTCTGTTATAGATTTTAAAACATCACGCAAAATAAAAACTAAAAATGACATTGAAGATTATTTCTGGCAAACGACAGCTTATGCTTTAATGTATGAAGAATTAATTGGACAACCCATTAATGACTTAATTATTATTATGGCCGTTGAGAACGAACAACCCTTATTGTTCCATGAAAAAACCGAAAATCATATTGATGGTTTAGTGAAGGCAATCAAATTTTATGAAACAAATAAATTTAAATAACAAAACAATTAAGATTTACGATAATCTCTTTGATTTGAATTATAGACAAACACTCTATAATTACGTTGATACTTCACGCTATGTAATTGGATGGTCTGATACAAACATTCCAGAAAAACAACAGTACAGAAATCTACATTCAAATTACAATGAAGACGATTTAAAAACAATACAATATTTGCAAATTCTAGAAAGTGTCGGTATATTAAAAGAGGTTGAAGGTTTAGAACTCAAAAGAGCAGTAGTAAATTTATCCACACCATCAGATGCACACTTTATACATTCTCATCCAGAAAAAAAAGTAATATTATATTATGCAAATTTAGAGTGGCAAGATGGTTGGCATGGAGAGACACTATTCTTTGAAGATAATAGTAGAGAAGTGGTATATGCTTCTTCTTATACACCAGGAAGGGTAATTGTATTCGATGGTGGTATACCACATAGTATTAGACCACAATCAATTTTAGCGGCAAAGTTTAGATTTACGCTTGCTTTATTTTTTGATTGATAGTATACTAAATAATAGATTCGATGAAGGTGACAGAAAAGTGTTCTGGACAGGGGTTCGATTCCCCTCACCTCCACCAGAAGCATATTAGACTGTAAACACCGTAAAGAGAACCTTTATGGTCGGTGTTGCTAGTATGCTTCTGATGGGGGTGTTCTTGGATTCGACAGGGCAAAGAGTAAGAAACTGGAGAATCGCCATGACAAGGCGTAATAATCAAGTAAACTAAACGCAAACGATGAGCGTTTCTTGATGGCAGCCTAAGGGCTACATCGGAGTTTTGGCAATTGCACTTGGCAACAGAAGCAATTGTCTAAATAATAGACCAGTCGAATATTTCGACCGGTACACACACAAAACACACAAGGAGAATTACTATGTCTATGACACCTTTTGAAATAAGGCTCGAATTACTGAAAATGGCACAAGGTATGTTGGAAGCCGACCATTTTGGTAAAAGAGAAATTATAGCAAATCAATATGCAGCTGAATGTGACGCTGCAAAACAAAGAGGTGAGGAACCACCGAAACATCCAGGTTACCCATCTTTCCCATCAGAACAAGAGATTATTGCCAAAGCGCAAACGCTTAATACTTTTGTTTCCAATCTTCCAGTAGAGAAATCTTCCACTAAGAAGTCCTGATGGATTAGGGAGGCTTCGGCCTCCCTTTTAATAAGGAGAACTAAATGGTAAATCGATATAGCATTACTGCTACGATAGTTATGTTGCTGACTGCTATTACGGTAATATTTTTAAATTACGACCGAAAAATTATAATCAATCCAAAGTATGATAGACTGACACCTTACGCACAAAAAGAGGTACAATGTCTGGCAAAAAATATTTACTTTGAAGCAAGAAACGAATCAATCGAAGGACAAAAAGCTGTCGCATTTGTCACTTTGAATCGTGTAAAATCTGGAGAATTTCCAGATACTATTTGTGATGTGGTCGAACAAAAAACAAAAGTTTCCAGTATAGGAGATAAAAGAACCGTTTGTCAGTTTTCTTGGTATTGTGAACAAGTACCAAAATATCTTTATACCAATAATGTATTGACAAACCGTAATGATGCGTTGTATAATGAGATTCGTGATTTAGCTTTATACGTATATGCCAACCATGAGTCACTAAAAGACCCAACAAATGGTTCACTTTTCTATCATGCTGATTATGTGAATCCGAACTGGAAAAACTTAGTTAGGGTTACTCAAATTGGTGCCCATATTTTTTATGTTAAAAAGGAAAACATATGATTTTGGATAGTGATAATACTCTTGTTGTTTGTGCTACAATTATTTTCTTTTCTATTGTTGTTGGTATTAGTTCATACAATATTAACGAAAGTAATCTCATGTCAAAAAATATCGATAATGCAATTTCGAAAGGTATTGACCCGATGACCGTTAGATGTGCTTATGCAAATAAAACTGATATGATTTGTATGGCATTTGCTGCCTCCGATAAAGAAATTATTTTACAATCAAATGTTAAGAAATAATTATGCCATCAAAAGATGAAATTAAAGAATTCAGTTTACTAATTGAGGAATTAGCAAAAAAAAGCCAGATGGGATATATGGATGCTATCTGTCATCATTGTGACCAAAGTGGGCTTGAAATTGAAGTGGCTGCAACTCTTATCTCCGCATCTCTTAAATCTAAGATAAGAGAAGAAGCTCAAGAAAATAATATGCTAAAGAAAACATCAAAACTCCCTATATGATAGAATTGGTAGAAGTTAAAACAAAAGAACAAAAAGAATTAGTCAAAAATATCATTGAAGGTCACCATTCGTATGTCGCATCCAATTCTTCAGTTGGTAGAAGAATCGATTGGTTAATTTACTTAGATGATGGTTTGTTGGGTGAATGTATTGGTATGATAGGTATTGGTTCTTCTGTATATCCTCCACCAAAAGATATTTTAAAATATTTGAATGTCTCTAAAGAAGAATATAAAAATAAATTTAATAACATTGCAAACAACTGGAGATTTTGTTTTAGCAAATCAATAAAAAATGCTGGTACGCAGGTGTTAAAACAATTAAGACATAAAGCACCATTTGCGTGGAAAGAAAAATATGGAGATGAACTTCAACATATTATTACTTTTGTTGGTGCAGGAAAAAATGGTGCTGTTTATCTTGCAGACAATTGGAATAAAATAGGAGAAACATCAGGATTACCTCCACACAAATCAAGTAGCATGAAGTGGCACAACAATAAAGAACTAAAAGAATTATTTGTGAAACCTACAGGTGAAAACAAAAAAATTATATTCATTAAAAAATTATGACGGACAACACAGGATTTGCAGCTTTCGCCTTATACAATGCCATTCGCCTTCATTTTACTTCTGGTAGTTATGATTACTTTAAATACAACGGCAAAACTAATGTCACAAAACAAACATTTGCCACACGAAGGGACAAGTACTCATTCTATAAATTATCCAGAAAATACTCGGTACACGAACTAAAAGACTTTTATGTTTCCAACTTTTTGGTAAAAGATTACCAATGGGTTGGTGAAATTACCGGACCCGAAGGTGAAGACAACTACAAAAAGTGGCAAAAAAGAATACAGTCATTGACATATGCCTTTGAAAATGATATACTGTATTTGTTGGACAAGTATGGCATTAAAGATGAAGTAATGTTTAAAGTGGTAGATGGTCAACATCCACCTTTACTGGTAGAAACAATGAGTGGTAAGGTATCAATTGAAACTTTAATCATACTTAATAATATTATGAATTTCATTGAAAAACAATGGTCGAAGAAAATTGAAGAAGATATTATTTGGCCAAATTGGCAAAGAATGATTGAAAAATACAGTCCATTTTTACAATACGATAGAGAAAAATTTAAAAATATTTTGAAAGAAAAGGTTAAAGCATATGTCTAAGATTTCCGTAATCTATCTTGACATGGATGGTGTAATTGCAAACTTTAGTAAATATTACAAAGAAAAATATGGCATAGAACCAAGGCAGGCAGAGAAACGAAAAGAGTTTGATGGTTTTTTCACCGAACTGATTGCCAATGATGGCTTTATTCATTTAGAATTAATGCCTGGTGCTATGGAACTAATTAATTTTTTACGTACAGCACACGTACCAACACAAATTCTTTCTTCAACTTCTTCAGAAAAAAGACACGATGCAATTTCAAAGCAAAAAGCAATTTGGTTGCAGAAACACGGAATTACTTTTAAACAAAATTTTGTACCAGGAAAAAGATTTAAAAAAGACTGGGCAAAACCAGATGCCATAATTATTGATGATACTGAAAGTATTATTGATGATTGGCGTAAGGCTGGAGGTATTGCCATTTGGCATAAGGATGTACCTACAACCTTGGCACAATTGAAAATGTATCTTTAATTGCGCCTAAATACTTTATATTATGAATAAAGTGGATAATCCGTTTACACACCGTTAATACTCCGTTTATACGAAAGGAAATACTATGAGCTCATTTGCAAATCTCAAACGCCAATCTGGCAATCTCGACAAACTCTCCAAAGCAATCGAAGCACTCAACCAATCTGAAGGTGCTACTCAAACTGACAATTTCTGGAAACCAGAAGTTGACAAAGCTGGCAATGGTATGGCAACAATTCGTTTCCTACCTGCACCTGCAGCGGATGGTGATGATGCATTGCCTTGGGTTAAAATCTTCTCACATGGATTCCAAGGTCCTGGTGGATGGTTAATTGATAACTGTCTGACTACCAAGAATGAACAATGTCCTATTTGTGAACACAATTCTGCTTTGTGGAATTCTGGCATCGAAGCAAATAAAGATATCGTCCGTAAACAGAAACGCAAACTTAATTATGTTGCAAACGTGTATATCGTTTCTGACCCAAAACATCCTGAAAATGAAGGTCAAGTCAAACTATTCAAATTTGGTAAAAAAATCTTTGATAAGATTACCGAAGCAATGAATCCACAATTCGAAGATGAAACACCAATTAATCCATTTGATTTGTGGAAAGGTGCCAACTTTAAGTTGAAGATTCGTAAATTGGATGGTTATCAGAACTATGACAAATCGGAATTTGATTCACCTTCTGCTTTGTTTGAAGATGATGATGAACTTGAAAAAGTTTGGAAGTCTGAACACTCTTTGAAAGCGCTCACCGATGGTAAAGAATTCAAGTCATATGACGAACTAAAGAAACGTCTGGACAAGGTTCTTGGTCTGAATGGTGACGTACCTGCAGCAAAGACAACTGTTGAACAAATCAAAGAGGAACAGCGTTCTTCTGGTTCTTCTGTTAAACGTGTTGTTGAACCAAGTCTGTCTGAAGATGATGATGACATGGCATACTTTGCTAAACTTGCCGAAGAAGATTAATTCTTCTTTAGTAATATAGAGTAAACAAGGGGGAGCTTTGGCTCCCTTATTGTTTTTATAAATCACGTTGATTAAAAAATATCATGGTGAAAAAAATAATTTTTAGTGTTGCCATGCACTAAGTAATAGAGTATAGTTTAATTCTATTAACTTGAATAAATTGAGAGGAAATATTAATGAAAACAGTTGGTGATAAAATTGAGAAATTTGCCGTAACAGGCGTGAATCCAGGTAAAGATGATTTCTTTACAATCACAGAAGAATCATTTGCAGGTAAATGGAAAGTCATTGTGTACTATCCAAAAGACTTTACATTCGTATGCCCAACAGAAATTGTAGCATATGATAAACTATTTCAAGATTTTGCTGACCGTGATGCCGTTCTATTGACCGGTTCTACAGATAACGAATTCTGTAAATTGGCGTGGCAAAATGCTCACGAAGACTTGAAGAAAATTAAACACATTCAGTTTGCTGACACACAACGTGAGAATCGTGACACATATGAAAATCTAAGTTTAATTGAACAACTTGGTGTATTCTATCTACCTGCTGGTGCAGCATTACGTGCTACTTTTATTGTTGACCCTGATAATGTCATTCAACACGTTACAGTAAACAATCTGAATGTTGGACGTTCACCAGAAGAAACTCTGCGTGTTCTTGATGCACTTCAAACTGGTGAGTTGTGTGCTTGTAACCGAACTGTTGGAGGAGAAACTCTGTGAGCTGGGTAGATTCTATTAAAGAGGCATTGCCTGAATATGCGAAAGACACTAAACTTAATCTTGATTCTGTTATCAATCGTAACACTTTGGACTCTGTTGTTGCTAACGGTTGTGCCCTTGCAGCTGCAATGGCAACAGGTAATGGAAAACTCGTTAGCTTTATACAGTCAGGTTTGGAAGATGCCACAGAAAGAGATGCAGCATTAACTGCTTCATCACTTATGGGTATGAACAATGTTTGGTATCCATATCTTGAAATGGTTGGTGACCCCAATCTCTCTGGATTACCTGCTCAGTTACGTATGAACGCTATTGCAACACATGGCGGTACTACGAAAATTAATTTCGAAGCATATTCACTAGCAGCGTCAATTGTAGGAAAATGTCATTTCTGTGTCAAAGCACATTATGATACGTTGAAGAAAGAAGGTATGACTGTTGAACAATTGCGTGATGTTGGTAGAATTGCGGCAGTAATTACTTCTGTAGCAAAAGTATTGAATTCTTAACTAAATATATTTAATACGGATGGTGCCTCTGCCTTTGGTACGCACCATTTATCTTCAAGGAGTATATTATGAGCAAAGTGTTTACAGACGTTCAAGTTTTTATGGCAGCTGCTGGCCAAACTACAACTCAAAATAATGATGAACAATCAATATTGTATCATAGATTGATTACAGAAGAATTCAATGAGTTCTGTAATGCACGACTTGATAATGATGATATTGAAACCATTGATGCTTGTTTTGATATGATTTGGGTAATTGTTGGTTATATGTTATCTAAGGGTTGGGATTGTGAAAAGATTTGGGATGAGGGTGCTTTAAGTAATCTGAAAAAGATTGACAAAGCAACACGAAAAGTTATTAAACGTGAAGATGGTAAAGTTTTGAAACCAGAAGGTTGGCAACCACCAAATTTTAGTAAGTTTGTAAAATAATTAAACTGTTCTAAAACTTTGGCGAAGAGCTCTCATTATTGAGTCATCATCATTACGTATAGGCACAGGCCCAGTAACTCCGGTTTCAGTTTTTTCAGCAGTTGCAGCGGCCGCCACATTATTTAAAATAGTTGGAACTTCTTGCATCTTTGTTTCCAACATTTGTAAATCCACATTCTCTTTTATGGCACCTTCTATTCTACCTGCAGCCTCGGCCATCGGTACTTGAAGAGCTGTGGCCATTGATTCCATCTGAGGTCTCAAATCTTCAGCTACTTTTTCCATATTTCCTGCAAGTGAAGCCAATCCCGATTGTACAGTTTCAGCTGTAGGAATTTTCATAGAAGGAGAACTTGAACTTTTTTCTGGTTCTACTTTTTGTTGTGGTCTTGTTTGTTTGATATATTCATCAACTGCTTTTGATGCTTGTGGTCCACGTTTGCGATACATTTCCAATTGAACATCATTTAATGGTTGACCTTCATTATTATTTTCTTGAAAATCTTTAATATCAAGCAATGTTCTTTCATATTCTGGTAGTTTTTCTCTTTCTTCTAAAAGTTTTTTAGCACCAGCTAAACCACCAACTTTTTCTGCCTGTCTTATTCCTTTTGATAATTCGGAATCTTTATCTTCAAAAGCTGTTTCGCTTGTAAAAGTTTTAAATAAAAAATATCCTAAAGCAGCTACAGATGTTGCGCCTAATATAGCTAGACCGACAGGTCCAGTAAAAAATAAACCTATACTTCTTAAAACATTTAATGCCGTTTTTCCTAAACCAAACATATCAGAAACAACATCAATAATTCCAGATTTTTTATCTTCTTGACCTTCTTTTACTTTAGTTGCAGTAGGTTTTTTTGCACCTATGCTCATTAATGCATTTATTATTTCTTGGTGCCGTCTATCATCTTCATTTTTATTTTCTTCTTCAAAAGCTTTTCTTTTAGCTTGTTCTTGTTTTCTTTGTTCAAAGTATTCACTAAACAAACCATACAGTTGATTTGCAACATCAGAAACTCCACCATCTTGTGGTAATGGTGTTATTTTCTTACCTGTAAGTGCTGAAGAAATAAGTGAAGCGGTACCAAGTCTTCTGCGTCTACCACCTCTTGACCCAAAACCAGAAAAATATTCTATATCTTCTTGTTTGCGACCCAATAATCTACCCAATAGAGCAGGACCTAAAGATGAGCCACCTGTTAAAAACTTTGCTATGTTAAGTGGGTCTAGTTTTTCTCTTAAATCAAATGCTTGTTTTAAACCTGTTGTACGAGCAGAGATTTTCTCTCCAATACTACCAACAACAGAACGGCCAATGCCTTGACCAGATACCAGACGTGAAGTGATTAAATCTGAAAGACCCGTTCTTCTAACTATTCTGGCTCTTTCATATTTTAACCTCTTCATTTGTCGAGGAGACATTTCTTCTTTTTCTTCTTCCTCTTCAGTTCCTTTTGATTCTTCTTTTAAATCTTTATCTACTTGAACATCGGAAATTTTTTCAAGTGGTTTACCAAGAAACTTTGCTTCTTTTCTACTTGCAGCACGACCTAATCCACCTTTTGTACCCAAAACATACCAATAACCCTTACCACCAAATGCGGTAGAATCCCAAGCAAATATTTCGTCTTTATATCTTTTCGTTATCATTTAGTTTACTTGTTGAAAAAGTGGTTTGTCATTGGTTTTCGGTGCCGTTAAATACTGTTTCTCACCACCTTGTTTTATAATTGTGGTATTATTATTTAATATAACTGAATTTTGACTTGTCATGTCTTTTTTCAAATCTTTGTTTTCTTGTGACGAAGCTTGTAATTGTTCACCATTTATCGATTCTGATTTATATTTTTCTGCTAATTTTTTTCGTTCTTCTCTCGATTGTGCGCTTGCAGAACCAACCATTTGATTTACTTTATCAATGTTTTCTAAATCTTCTGGTTTCTTTTTGCCTAATTTTAATTTAAAAAATGCTGGTATAATTTTTGCTGCAATTGCTGGGTCATTGGCCAAATCAGGATTCGACTCAAGGTCTACACCAATCTGTTTACCCACAGCTCTGTACATATCTTTACCCGTTATCTGAATGAAACCACGACCTCTATATTTGTAACCATCTCCTGGTTTATCGTTGCCCATTCTACCACCATAGATTATATCACCAACTGCTTCTGGACCTTGAGCAACAACAGCTTGTGCTTCTTGCATTGTTTTAAAACGAACTTTATTTTTTCCACCAGAAGGTTGGCCACCTTCCACACCTGGTGGTCCATATAATTTAAATAAAGTTTTGGCAGAATATTTTCCTAATTCTTCAGACCTTGGTTTGAAACCACTCTCTTTATCTACGTTAGCTAAAATGTTTGCTTGAGCTGTTTTGTTTGTTATACCAGCAGCAATTAAAGCAGCAACCACTAATGCTTTTGGACCTGGTGTTGCAACAGTTTTGGCTATTGTTGCAGCTTTAGGTGCAGCTGCAACTGGAGGTTTTGCTGGAGCCGCAGTAGGAGGCTTAGGTGCTGGAGCAGGAGGTTTAACCGGTTCCAACTTTGGTGTAGTTGGTTTTATGGGTTCAACTTTTGGTGCTGGTGGCTTAGGTGCTGGAGCAGCTGGTGGTTTTGGTGCTGGTGGCTTAGGTGCTGGAGCAGCTGGTGGCTTAGGTGCTGGAGCAGCTGGTGGCTTAGGTGCTGGAGCAGCTGGTGGTTTAGGTGCTGGAGCAGCTGGTGGTTTAGGTGCTGGTGGTTTAGGTGCTGGTGGTTTTGGTGCTGGTGGCTTAGGTGCTGGAGCAGCTGGTGGCTTAGGTGCTGGAGCAGCTGGTGGCTTAGGTGCTGGAGCAGCTGGTGGCTTAGATGGTAATGGTTTTTTCTTTATCTTTTCAGATTTTTTAGGCACCTTTTTTGTTGGTGCTTTTATGGCTGCAGCCTCTTCTTTTTTTGCTCTTATCTCATCTTTTACTTTTTTCTCTGGTTTTCTAAGAGATAAAAGAGTTTCAATAAATTCTCGATGTTTTCTATTTTTTTCGTTTGTTTTTTCCTCATTGAAAGAATCTTCTAAATCCAATTCTTTTCTTTCATCTTCAATGTTTCTTTTAATTAAATCATACAATCTTTCCATTGAGATAATAATGGAATCAGACTCGGATACATTTTCAACAGGACTTTTTTTAGATGTGGAAAAAAGAGATGATGCCAATTCTTTTGAAGATGGCATAATCTGTTCTTTTTTTTCAAGTTTTGGTTGAACTGGTTTTTTACGGTCAGTTTTACCTTTTGAACCAGATAACTGTTGACTTAATGTTTTTATTCCTGGCATTACCTACGTCTTTCTGCATTTTTCTGTTTTATTTTTTCATTCTCTTCTTCAATGTACTGAATGAGCATACTGACGTAAATATCTCTCTCCCAAGGTAACATCGCCTCAAGTTCAGACAAACTATATTTGTGGTGTTGCATCAACGCAAAGTTTGTTCTGTAGTAATTTCTCAGATTGTCATAACAAAATATTAGCCGAAAAAACTTTCGAGGCCTTGCACTTCTAACTCATGGTGAAATCCACATTTACTACAAGTCATTTCAATGTTCTTTTTCATTTTTGGTAAATGATTAAAAAACATCTCTAGTTTACTAAATTGTTCTTGGTTTAGAGACTCAACAAACTCAATTAATTCTACAGGGTCGGATTCTTTTGCGTAGTAGAATTGTTCACCATCATAAATGTATTCAATTGATTCTGCTATCATATCAAGTGCCATATCGGCAGCAGATTCTACATTTGTTGCTCGTTTCAATACTGAAAAAGACGGATACTTTAATTTAACTATAATGTTGTCTGTAATTTTAATTTCATCTTTGATGGTATCATCTTTTTCAACTTTGATATCTAAAACGTTAACATCAACTTCCATAATGTTGCCACACTCACCATTTTCGACTTCGTTGTTACATCGATATTTGTTTTGTACCACTTCACCCACAGACCTTGCTCGTAAATTTAAAAAGTAGTATTCAACATCAATAATTGGCAATTCGTCAAAATTAATTTCACTAATTGTACAGTTCTCTAGTACTTGTCGTATGTTTTGTTGAATTGTGTCAGCATCATTTGCTTCCATTGCCATCAAAAGATTTCTTTGCTCTTTGACTAGAAATGGTCTAAATTTAATTTTCTTTTTTGATACAGGCAATTCAAGTTCATAAACAGGTGTATCAATCTTAGGTAAAGCCATAGTATTATCCTCTCATATTTAATTCAAATTTATAATCCACCAAAAGAAGCAACTGCACCACCAATACCAGATGTGACAGCAGTTTTGAGCATTGTTGTGAGTGAATTAACTTTCCAATAACTGTAAGCAAAAGTAACAGTCAGTTTGTGCAAATTGTCAGACGACCAATCCAAGTCCATTTGATTGACTGCCACAGGATATGCTTCAATTAAATCTACACTATATGTTTTTTCATTTTTTACATTATACTGATTAACCGAAACTGTAGTGGAATAATCACCTTTGTATTTAAAATTAAAATTTGTAGATGGATTGATAAACTCCAACCAAGAATCAAAAAACTCTTTTTCCGCCATATCATCAGATACTAAAAATGTAAAGTTTGCATCATTGAAAGTTGTTTGATAAGGAAATTTTTCAGAGATGTTATAAATTTTCTGTTCTGCGGTGGCAAAGCTTCTACCTGGCATTTCTGCACTTTCACATCGTAAAGTTAATCTTTGCGATATGTTACGATATAGTATTAAAGTCGCAGGAACAGGGAAACTTACATCGAACTTATTCGCTCGAGCAACATCTGTTTTAAAACTCGACTTAAAATCGTTTAAATTACCTGGCATTTAACTTTTCCTTATTTCTTTCATTGATTCTTGCCAAACTAAGTTTGCCGGTTCTTTTTTAAAGTTTTGTACCGGTAGGAAAACTGCCACTTCCCACTCTTTGGAATCAATGGCAAGTATTTTTGAGCGGACTCCACTCATCAGATACTTTTTAATGCATGGCCTGAACTCTTTATACTGTCTGGAGGCAGTCAGAATATCATAACTGATACGCAGTCTGGTCACATTATTACCATCGTCATAGTCAGCGTAATCCATCAGCTTATCCAAAAATACCACTCTATATTTTAGTGGCAAATAGTGCATATTTAAACCTAAAAATCCATCACCTTCCATTTGTAGTACTAGTACCAATGGAAAAGCATCATAATATGGTAAGTCTCTCTTACCCTTTGGGTCATAAGAGAAAAAATACATACGACCAGGAGAAAATGTGTTTCTATATCTACCTGTTTCTTTTTTGATTTCAAGTGCAACTCTGGCAGGATTACGCAACTCACTTACTTTTTTGTTGAGCCATGAGATTGACCCCTGCGAAAAGAATTGCAGGTCGAGTCCTGACCTTTCGGATGCGATTTGTGTTAGTTTAGAAGCCATGAAATTATTTAGTTGAGTCCCAAATGGTCTTCCGTGAGTATCTTAAACTCCCAACCTCTGTCCAAACAATATTCGTTAGCCGCTTTCCATTTTGCTTGATTGATACCCCAAGTGGTAACTTCAGAGATATATTGTTTGGTGACTCTTTTCTTTTTTTCTGGTTCAACTGTTTGTTTTTTTGGTTTTATTTCAATCAACATTGTTTTTAACTTTCCATCTCTATTTTTTACTTTGACAATGAAATCAGGAAAGTATCGGTGTATGCGATTGTCAACAGGTGACCTGTAGGGTATAATAAGTTCTTCTGAGCCCCAAGAAACAACGTCTGGATTTTTATCCAACCAAAACATGACTTTACACTCCCAAGAAGAACGATAAATGATGTTCTTTGGGTCTCCAATATACTTTTGTGGGTTTGATGGTCTAAAGAATCCAGAATAAGCCATATAAATATTTGTATTCAAAAACTAAGGTTAATCCATGGCCATAATTTCAATCCCAACCTCAATCGGTGGAGTTTCTATTCCCGGTGGTCTCTTTAAAGGACCTTTGGGAAAACTCTACGGAAATAATAAAAATAGCCAATTGCTTCAATATCCAGAAGATTTATCTTCTAATCCAACTAGGTCACACTCTGTAGTTATTTCTATTCGTAAAGTTGAAGCTGTAAATACAGATGAAAAAGTCAACAAAACAGTAGATGCTGTAACTGGTGGAGTAACAAAAAATGTTCAAGCAGCACTTAAACCACCGATTGGTCAAATTGTTGCAACAGTAAACTTATATATGCCTGATACACTTAACATGAGTTATAGTGCTGATTATCAGGATTTTAGTTTGACTGAAGCACTTGGTGTTGGTGGTAAAATTGGTCAAACGGCACTAGACGCATTTGAAGCAGCTAAAGCGGGTGGTGGTTGGAAAGAAACAGTTAAAAATTTGGCAATGGGTGGTGCTGGGCTCGAAGCTGCTGGTGCTGCATTAGACAAATATGGTGGTACAAGAAATGCTGGTGATATTCTTTTAAGAGCCACCGGTAAAGCAGTGAACCCACAACTTCAACTTTTATACAAAGGTGTAAATCTTAGAACATTTCAATTAGATTTCATTTTTACACCAAAATCAAAAAGAGAATCAAAAGAAATTAAAGATATTATTGACATATTTACATTTCATTTCTCACCAGAATTAGTTGGTGCTGCAAAAGGAAATGAAGGTCAATACTTTGTAATGCCATCAATATTTAATGTGGCATTTAAATTCTCAGGTTCAGACAACGCTATCAGTTCTGTTTTAAATTCTGTACTTGGAAATTTAGGAGTTATTGGTTCTGCAATTGCACCGCTTTTGCCTGGTGCTGCCGGAAAAGAAAACGAAAATCTATTTAAAGTTGGTGATTGTGTGTTAACAGACATGAACGTTGATTATGCACCTAATGGTTGGGCAGCACACTCTGATGGTGCACCAGTTCAAACCAGATTGTCATTACAATTCAAAGAAATGGACATTGTACATCGTGATAGATTAACGAAGAAAGAGGTTCGATAATGAAATATTTTGAAACTCTTCCTGTCATTGCAAGAGACAATCCAAATAATGACTACAAAATTGCCGCAATCAATCTACTTGCAAGAGTATCAATTGTACCAGAATTGTTAAACAATCCTTCTTTATATTACACATACGATATACAAGAAGGAGATACACCTGAAATTATTGCAAGTAAATATTACAATGACCCATATCGATACTGGATTGTTTTATTTGCAAATCAATTATTGGACCCACAATGGGATTGGCCAAAAACATATGACCAATTCAACAATTATCTCATTGACAAATATTCAGCGGCTGCTGCCAATGTTTCTATGGAACCAATAGCGTATACACAAGTTACAAATTATGAATACAGAAAAATAATTACCACAATTGATTCAACAACAAGCAATACTACAATAGACAAATATGTTGTAGACTATGCAACTTATGCCAATACAGTACCCACAACAGAAACCGTTGTCTTTACACCAAACAAATACAATAATTATGCAACAGTAACGTATGAAATTGCAAAAGAAGATGTTACAATTTATGAATGGGAACAAGAACAAAACGAAAAAAGAAGAACTATAAGAATATTAAACTCACTATACGTTGGTCAATTTGAACAACAATTTAGTTATTTGATGAATATTTAAATGGAAACACAACCATCACAATCACCCACAAAATCGGGTGTAATATATCCACAAGATTATACACTAAAGACACTCGTTCTTTTATCACCTACTGCTGGACCTTTTGACTTAAAAGGTGCTTTCTCTGAACTATCATATTTTGAAGATATATTTTCAAATGTGGTTACTGGAAGAGTGGTAATTACTGATGCTGGTGGTTTTGTAGAAAAACTACAAATGACCGGTAATGAATACTTGAGATTGACTTTTACAAAAGCATCAGATTCATCTAGTTTTGATGTTGATAAAATTTTTAGAATTTATAAAATGTCTTTGCGTGGTGCTGTTGGTAATATGGCGACTGAAGGTTATGCACTTCATTTTTGTTCAGAAGAATTGGTTTTATCTGAACAATATAAAATAAGTAAATCTTATAAAGGTTTCAAAGTATCAACAATCATAAAAGATATTTGTGGTGACAATTATTTACAAGTACCTGCCAATAAAGAATTAACAATAGAAGAAACAAAAGGTGTCTATGATTTCATAATACCAAATTTTAAACCATTTGAAGCAATCAATTGGTTATCAACATATGCACAATCAGCCACAAGTGGTGTTGTTGGTGCAGACATGATGTTTTTTGAAAACAAAAATGGATATAACTTTTCTTCTCTACAAACAATGTTTAATCAGTCTGTCTATAGAGACTATGTGTATGAGCCAAAAAATATAGATGATAAAACAATACCTACACAAAGAAACTTTTATTCTGTTTTGACATATGAATTTGTGAATAGCTATGACACACTTGAAGCAATCAACAAAGGTATTTTTGCAAATCAACTTATAACAATTGACCCACTATTACAAAAACACGCAACTGTTGATTTCAACTACAAAAAATACCACGATGAATCATTATCACTCAATAAATTTCCTATTGTAAATGATGCTAAAAATAGAAAAGGTGATACAGTATATGAAACACCTCAAGCTGTTCTTAAAATGGCAACATCAAACAAAAACCAAAAAGATTCACCATACATAAAAGATAGACCTGGTACAGCATCGAAAGATATTTTTATTGAAACGTATGTGCCAAATAGAACATCTCAATTATCATTATCAAATTACAACAAACTTAAATTGGTGATTGATGGTGACCCAGGTGCAACAGTTGGTTTGACAATTAATTTTACTCTCATGTCAACCAATCCAACAAATTATAAAAAAGAACCAGATAAGTTTTTCTCTGGTAAATATTTAATTACTGCTGTCAAACATAGTATTGATATTGGTAAATACACGACAGTTTTAGAAATTGTCAAAGATAGTTCACCAACAGAATATATTTCTCCACAGAATAGTTCTACAATTTGGCAAAATACAGTCAAAGGCATTACATAATGAAAAATAATTTTTTAGGACAGGCAGGATTTACTTGGTGGTTAGGTGTTGTTGAGAATCGAAATGACCCTTTAAATGTTGGTCGTTGTCAAGTTCGTATATTTGGTTGGCATACAGATAACTTACAATTAATACCATCAAAAGATTTACCTTGGGCACATCCAGTTTGGCCAATTAACGATTCAGCAACTTCAAAGACACCTAAAGAAGGCGACTACATTGTTGGTTTCTTCTATGACGGAGAATCTGGACAATTTCCTGCATACTTTGGTGTTATTCCTGGTATTCCTACTGTTGAACCAAATCAAGCAAAAGGGTTTTCAGACCAAAGAACTTCAGAACAACTATCAAAATCACCAACATTACCAGAAAAAGAAGCAAGCCTTTATCCTAATGTATTAAATGAACCAACAACAAGCAGACTGTATCGAAATGAAAAAATAGAAGAAACAATTATTCAATCAGAAAGAGATGCGGTTGTAAAAGAAATACCGACACCAGATAGTTCTTGGGACCAACCAGAACCATCATATGCAGCAGTACCACCTTATAACTCTGTATATGATTCTGAATCTGGTCACGCAATGGAGTTTGATGACACAAAAGATGCAGAACGTATACACATTGCACACCGCACAGGTACATACACAGAAATGCGACCTGATGGTTCTAAAGTTACAAGAGTTGTAAAAAATAACTATGAAATAATTTCTGGTGATGACTTTGTAAATATTATTGGCAATGCAAATATTACAGTAAATGGTAATGCAAACATATATGTAAAAGGAAACGTGGTGGAAAAAATTGATGGAAACTGCAATCAAACTGTTGGTGGTAGTTTCAATTCTTCAATTGGAGGCACCTGTCAGATAACTTCTGGTGGCAACATGACACTCAAAGCACCTAAGATAGACTTGAACCCATAAGGACGAAAATGCCAGCAATCAGTCGAGTTGGAAAAGACAAACATATAGGTCATGCAAGCCCAACACCAAACCCATATCACCAAACACCTTATGCTCAAGGTTCACCTGATGTATTTGTGAATAGTGCAGCTGCGGTCAGATTAGGAGACAAAACGGCCTGTGGTGACCCAGCCGTAAGTGCAAGCGCAACAGTATTTGTGAATGGTAAAGGTGTTCATCGTCAAGGTGATAGAACAGGTGGCCACGGAAGTTGGGTGCCTAACGCATCAGTATCGGGTTCAGATAATGTATTTGCTGGAGGTTAAATGGCAGAGTTAGACTCCTCAGGTTATACATTTACAAGCCAACCAACTAAAGAAGAGACTGAAAAGTTTGAATATGTTGGTTTTGATTATTTTGGTGAAAATCCAGGATATGTTGGTGGAGAATTTACCTCATATACTGGAATTTATTTTGCAGACGATGGTGCCACAAACAATACTGCTTTACCTGAACCTGGAACACTCGTACTAGAACCAACTCCAGAAGATATCATTATACCATTTAATCCAGTCGGTCCTCCAGTTTATAAAAGACCAAATTATTCTTTTGGAGGAACTTTTATAATTGACAATGGATATCCTGAATACACGTATAGACTATCTAGTAATTCTATAGTTTTTGGCACCACAACAGATGGAACTTTTGCAAATTCTGGTAATACTTTGATAACATATGAGAGTGACCCGGATAATACACCATTTAGAGGTTTAGTTAATTTTGCTCCTTATGTTTATACTCCATCTAGAAAGTTTAAAAAATACTCTTTAACTTCACCTTATAATTTAAATACTCTGCAACCATTTGAACAAGAATATGCAACAGCTACACAACAATGGGAAATCGATGGCAATGGCACACAAAATAATCTTGTAAGAATAAAACCAGATGGAACAAAAATTTATTTGTATGGAAATGGTTTAAGCACAAAAAATACTGCTAACACAAATGGAGTTTTTTCGTTTAGTGCTTTAAGTATACACGAAATGGATTTATTGACTCCATTTGACTTAAATACTATAAAATATGTTGGTAGATTTAATATTTCTTTACCATCGACTGTAACTGGTTCGATTCCTGATTTTAGATTTAGTGATGATGGTGAAAAATTATTTGTTATGAATGGCAGAGGCAATGAAATTAGAGAATATATTCTTAATGAACCTTGGACCAGTCAAGCAGGAACAAGATTCAATTGCATATTATCTGTACCAAAAAATCAGGGCCTCACTTCAAGATTTATTTTCGATTCTTCTGGTACAAAATTATATGTTGGTTCTTCAATTACAACAATAACAAAAAACACGCTATACTCTAGTGTTACAAGTAATCTTATTTTGGAATTTAGTTTAGTTGAACCATATAGTTTACAAAAGGCCTCTCTTACAAAATATTTCGATAAATCAACATCAGAATTTTATTATAATAAATTTATAGGATTTTTACCCAATCAAAATCCAATTTGGCCTAATCTTGCAAGAAGAAGTTCAACCGATTATCAAGGAAATACCATTTTTCAATATAATGGAGTTGATGGCATTGATGGTTTTGTAAATTTTGAAAAACCAATGACACATATTTTTGCAAACGTGATTAGTTATAATTCAAATTTAGTTATATCTCCAGCAAGTGTTTCTGAATTTGGTGCAGGAGAATATACTCCAGGAGGAATTTATCATTTTCGAGTGTGTGGAGAATTAAGAGGAAGAAATAAATTTGATAGTCAATATTATCCAGTTATAGATATAAAAGATTTTGATGCTACTGATGAAGTTTGGATTGATATTTTTGGTTTATATTTTGCGTTTGAGGGTCCACAAATTATATCTGCAAATTGCAATGTGAATCTTATAATTAATTATGCTTTTGGATTAAGTGGTATTACTTCTACCAGTGCAAATTTTATTCAAACAAATGGAAATGAAGTGTATTTGGTTAGGAGTAAAACCGACTCTGCGTCATTTGTACCAGCTGGCGGTTCGCTTTCAAAGGTCGATTTCAGTCCATCATCAGCACCCGAGTTGGTTGTAACTTCTACTTATTCAAATACAAATCCATTAATTCTAACAGCTGGACAATCTTATAATTTGAATCTATTTAATGTGAGTGGAGGTTTTGGTGACTTTTTAGCTGACACACAAAGTATACATTGGACTGTCACTCCAACTTTACCAAGTGGTTTGCTTAGATACACAGATTTATCTATAAGGGGCAGACCATCAGCAAAAGCTTTAACGGATTATAGATTTACTTTTACTGACATGGCAAGCACAAAAGCAAACGTAAATGTGGCCATACAAGTCGTTTAAATAGCACTCTAAATAATATGTAAAATATAAAAAAAATAAAACATGACAATAACATACAGAACAATTAAAGGCGCAGCACTCACTTATCCAGAAATGGATGAGAACTTGCGTGATTTGCGTTACGATACCACTTTACAACGTGTGACTACAAATGGAAACACGACCAATAACACACTTACTGTTTATGGATTAAATATTCTTGGCAATTTGATTGTTTCTGGTAATATTAGTAGTAATTCGGTGACCACAGAGTTTCAAACACTTAATGTAACAAATTTATACGCAGATTCTAGTTATTTGAACACTATAAGAGATGATGAAACTGATGACGTATTAGTTACATATACATCAAATTCCGTAACATTAAGTGATGATGTATTAGATAATGCACTATTCAGAGTAAACAAAAAAACAATTACCTCAAATACTACAATAACAAGCACATATAATTATATGTCAATAGGACCTATAGAAATTGCAAACGGAGTGATAGTAACAATAGCCAATGGCGCAGTTTGGACAATCGTATGAGTACATTAGTTGTTAGTCAATTAGAAGCACCACTTTCATCAGATAATCAAATTACTTTGGCAGAAGGCACAAAATTAGTTTTGCCTGGAACAGTATTACAATGTCAAATTACACGTTATGATGGACATACAACATATACAACAGGAACAACTGCATCTGGTGTTGAACTTGCTGTTCTTCGTGTCTCAATCACACCAAAAGTTGCAACAAGTATGATACTATGTCAATTCTTTGCTTTTGGTGAAGGTGCCTCAACACACGACTATATCTATAATGTTTATAAAGATGGTTCTGTACCAGGTGCTCCATATGCCGGTTACAATACAACAGCTGGAAATGTAACACAATCAGGAATAGCACAGGCACTACCATACGAAGGAGATTACAATTCGACTCCGTTTGGGGTGTCATTTTTCTATCACGATTTTCCAGGAGATACAGCCACCCATACATATGCTCCAGGTGTCAAAGATACTTATGGAACTAGTCGCACATGGTACGTGAATAAAACTGTTGGTGCAACACAAGCAGGTTATGAAACTGGTGTATCGTTTAGTATTGCGTGGGAGATTGCACAATGAGTACTCTACGCCTTTCAGAAATTACCAGTCCTTCGGGAACAGGAAATATTTCAGTTACAGGAGGAAAATTAATTTCTCCTGATTGCGTGCTTCAAGTTAAACAA